CTGCAATTCTTGTAGCAAAATCTATTGCTAGTTGATTCTGAATTTCTACAAGAATTCTATTCGTCTCTTGTAATGCGTCTAGTTGATTTGTCTCAAGTTTAAGTGAACCTTGAGTTCCTTGTAGTTTTGGTCTTTGTAAAAATCTAAAACTTGATCTTCTAAGTCTTGGAGTAGCAGCACTTGAAACAGCTTCAGCACCACGAATTACCGAAGATGAAATGTTCCTACTACTAATCTTCGGTATTGATGGTGCCTTATAGATGGGACTTTCAAATGCCACTAGATTGCTTTGCCTTTAGGTTTTCTTCTTCAATATAAGTTTGAAGTAATGAGACATAAACTTCACGCTCCCAAGGCATCATATTTTCAAGCTCAGTTAATGAATATTTATGGTGTTGCATCAACTGAAAATTGACATTATAGTATGACTCAAGACTAGTATGAGCCATACTCAAGTGAAAAAACTCGCCAGACCCTCCAGGACTACATCACTTTCAACCTTAGTCTTTGGATTCTTAACTTTGATTGTGTGAGAAAGTTTAGGCATCGTCGTAAAGAAAGTCTCAATTTCTTTGAACTGTTTAGTATTCATCTGTTCAATAAATTCTTGAAGTTCTTTCTTTGTACAGTCAGAGGCACTCCACGACTCTTCTTGATCATAAACCGCATCAATACAAGACGTAATCATTGCTAACGACTTATCAACATCACCACCTACTTCATTGATTTCAAAGTTATTCTCAACAAATTGTTCCAATGATGGATACTTAAGTTTCATTGAGAGAGAATCATCCAATTTAATAATGTTGCTGTGATTTGAATCCTTTTGAACCTTAATATCATCAATATTGATTTCCATCTGAACTTGAGTCTCACCATCATCAGGACAAGTTACATTGACTTCAACAGTTTCACCAACCGATTTGGCACGAACGTTAAGGAACAAATACTCAATATCAAACGTAGATAGTTCAGAAATTTTTACATTTTTGGTCAGAAGACAATCTGACAAAATCTGAACAATAGCACCTGAAATTTGCTTCATATCTTCTGATTCTAGTGCCATAATCAGAATTTTTTCTTCTCTAACTAGAAATGGTCTGTATCTAACTTTTTTTCCAGTAGAGGGCAAGTCCAACTCATATGTTGGTGTAGAGATCTTTGGTAAAGGCATAATAACCTATAGAAATTCAGTTGTGATTATTTATCATGGATTTGTTAGTCCTCTTAATTCCCTTTCTTCAGCAGGAGTGATATTACCTTTTGCTTGTTTTACTCTCAATACTCCTACTCTTCCGGAGTTTGAACTTGGTCTTCCGCTAGTTGTATTTGTTACGGATGTTTCTGTAGATGATTGTTGTGATGACCCAGAACTTGAACTACCTGTTTGATTTTCTCTAATAATTGTATATCTATCATAATTAAATGTCACTGTGATTTTTAAAATGTCAGCTGGACCATATGAAATAGGTACAGAAGCAACTGATTTTGGAAAAGCATTAACTAAATTATAAGTTCTTGATTTATATTCTTTACCAACAAGTCCATAATCTCTTTCCATTTTAGCGATCTGAACAGAAGTTTTATAATCGTCAGGAAATCTAAATCTTCTATAAAATCCCTTATCTTGTGAATTTTGTCCTACTTTCCCGCCAGAACCACCAGATATAAAATCCATCCAACCTTGAAATAATTCCAATACTCTATATTTTCTATCAACGTAAAACGTCGCATCAATATCAGTATACAGTCTAGTGTGAGCAAATTCTTGAGTAACTCCTAAGAAATTATCTTTAACTTCGGATGTAGCAAAAGTTGATCCTGGTAAAGATATATCGGAGCAAAGAACACCATATGCTCTCGTATCTAAACTAACACCAGATTCTATATAACCCTCTCTACCTAAAAATTGTATAAGATCTGATGGTAGACCAAATTCAACTACATATTCATTACTCAAGGAAAGATCACTGTATAATTTACGTTGATCTTGAGTTAGTATGGTGTATACAGGCGTACCAGCCATCTAAATATCTCTTATGGAGTCTTAATTATAAAGTATTTAGATGTCATATAAGGGAAAATACCAACCATCGTTTCCACAAAAATACAAAGGAGATCCAACGAATATCATCTATAGATCTCTTTGGGAACGTAAATTTATGGTTTATTGTGATATAAATGAAAAGATTTTGGAATGGGGATCAGAGGAAATGTTTGTATGGTATCGGTCTCCAGTAGATAGCAAACCTCACCGATATTTTCCAGACTTTTATATCAAAGTTCAGGAATCAACAGGACAAATTAAAAAGTATTTGATTGAGATTAAACCAAAGAGACAGACTACACCTCCACCAAAACCAAAAAGACAGACTAAACAATATCTCTATGAGGCGTATGAGTATGCCAAAAATCAGGCAAAGTGGAAAGCAGCAGAAGAATGGTGTGCTGATCGTGGTTATGAATTTAAAGTTCTCACAGAAAACGAATTAGGTATTTGAGATGCCTAGAAAGACACTCAAGCAAAGACAAGAAAGTAATCCAACCGATGATAATGACAATCGGGTTCGTTCGGTTATTGATGGTGTGATTGGTAATGAAGATCCCGATGATTTGATGCTTGAGATTTTAAATGTTTTACAAGAAAGTGGACGAGTTCCAAGAGCAGGTAAATATTATACTTTTGTCTACCGACCAAAGACACCATATATAACTTACGATCAAAATCCTCTAGTTGCGGTCACTGAAGTTTTCCGATGGGGATTTAAGGGTATTAATTTTCACTGGGGAGAGTTAAGACAATATACTTATGATGAAGTTGCTGGGCAATTGTATGAGGTTTATGCTGACGAACTTGCCGACTTAAGAGAGATTCCTTTTGCCAACATCCGTCTAAATAGTTAAAAAATAGCCAAATGGCAGAAGTATTAAGATATCCATACGAAGCACTAACGGATAGTACAGATTATCTACAGATAAATCTGATAGAAAAAAATGTAACTAATTTTGGATCAGAAAATACTTTAGAAAAGTTGTCTTTGATCAATCGTGGGAAATTTGCTCCAAGAGCAGAAAATAAAAATGTAAATATAAACAAAAAAGAAGCAAATCGTGGATTATCTCGACAGACATTAACATCTGGTGGGGTCATTCTATTACCAATGCCATCAAGTATTAATGATACTAACCAAGTTAGCTACTCTGATGATAGTCTTGATGCCATTACTGCCACTATTGCTAAAGGAGTTGGTGGATCTATAAAGACACCACTATTTGACGCAAAAGGACAATTAAATACTACAGAAATTTTATCAAATATAAATAAATTCTTAATTCAACCTACTGTAGAGAACCAAGGACTGATAAAAAATCTAATATTGACGAATCTAGCATCTCAAGCAGCAAGCCTTGCTGGTATAGGAAACTTAAGCCTCAACCAAGCAATAGCAAGATCTTCTGGTCAAATTATTAATCCAAATATGGAGCTTTTGTTTAATAATCCAACCATTCGTAATTTTAGATTTTCATTTAAAATGACTCCTAGAAATACCGCAGAAGCAAATCAAATAAAATTAATTATAAGAAGTCTTAAAAAACACATGTCGCCCAGAGACTCTGCTAGTTTTGCCGATGCTAATCAACCAAATAGTAATATTTTTCTAGCTGCTCCAAATATTTTTGAGTTAAGATATAAAACTGGTAATGCCAATCACAAGTATTTGAATAGATTTAAGCGTTGTGTTCTTGAAAATATGTCTGTTAACTACACAGGTGAAAATGTTTATGCAACTTATCCAGATGGTCAACCAGTATCAACAGTAATGGATTTGTCATTTAAAGAACTTGAACCAATTTACGCATCAGATTATGGAACTGATGAAGGACAAATAGGAACAGGATACTAATGGGATACTTCAGAGAACTACCAGATCTAGCATATCAATCGTTCTTGCCAGGAAAGAACTCATCGCAGGATTATGTGATTGCGAAGAACCTTTTCCGTAGAGTCAAATTTCGTGATGACTTATATAATGTATTCACCATCTTTGACAAGTATCAAATCAAAGATGGTGCTCGTCCAGATACCGTTGCCGACGAGATCTATGGAAGTCCAGAACTAGATTGGGTTGTTTTGACCACTGCTAACATCATCAATGTCAGAGATCAGTGGCCTCTATCAGACTATCAACTTTATAATTATGCCGAGAACAAATATGGCAACGATCTTACGAAGATCAGATTCTATGAGACTACAGAAGTTAAAGATTCTTCCAACCGCCTGATTCTTCCTGCTGGTAAAGTTGTAACCCAAAACTTTACAATACCAGATCCAGATGATGGAACAAAAACTCTGAGTCCTGTGACTGGTATTACAAACTATGAGTATGAAACCAGAAAGAATGATGAAAAAAGGTCCATCTATCTTCTCAAACCAGCGTATCTACAACAGTTTCTGAATGATATGAGAAGAGAGATGTTATATTCAGAGTCTTCAGAATACATTACAGACACTCTGATTCAGACTCAAAATACTAACATTACACTACCACAATAACTCTAAGTTCTTATCAAAAACCATCACATATCGGTGCTTGCGGGAGCGGTCTTTCCATTCTCCTTCAGCACCTTTAATTTTGCCTCTAGAGTGTTTAGTTCCGTCTGCATAGTAGAAATCTTTCTTTGAGTCTGTGAGTCCGCAATATTTAAAGTTACAAGCCCGATAGATTGTACCACTATGGAAATCACTATCAGCGTAAGAGATGATTGCTTTAACTTCAGCATCCTTCCGTAACTGTCTAATCGCTCTTGAAACAAACCAAGAAGTGATATTATGCTCACTAGATTGGGTGTCTGGATGGATGCAGAGACGGGAAAGTTCAAATAGTCCTTGTTGATCATTTCGTTCAAGTCCAAATGCTCCTTGTGCGACTTCTGGAACAGGGAGTCCAGTAAAAACACAGACTCCCTGAATACCGCCAATATTCAAAGGGCAGAAGTCATTACCCTTATACAAACCGTAGTTGTAACCACTCTTAAAAGATTTAGAAAAGTCCTTAAGATAATGAAACCGCAGAAGTAACTCTGCGGCTTCGGATTTACTTACACGGTCAATGTAGTAATCAGTCTTCACTCCTCAGCAAGACGGGCGAAGTACGACAGGGCATCATCATCCTCATCTTCTTCCACTGCGGGACGGCGAGTGGGTTTCAGAGAAGACAGTTCCTCACGGAGATCTTCGGTCAGTTCACGAGTCGAACCACGAGTGTTGTCCTCATCCAGGTCTTCAGGGTCCTGATAGCGAGGAGTGCCTTTGGAACCAAGCACGTAGTCAAGACGCTTCTTCAGTTCATCATAGGTCTTGAACTGGTCAGCAGCAACGAGTTCGGCAAGCGAATACTGCTTCTTCCAGATTGCTTCCATCGCATCATCGTCGTCCAGAAGGGGTTCAGGACGAGCAAACTCAGACGAGTCGTAGTTACGGTAACCAGCAACGTTCTTTGCCTTCAGTTTGAAGTTAGCACCCTGCCAGAAGTCAAACGGATCGATTG